TTCCAGTAGAATGGTTGAAGACGTTATCCAACGTCAGCAAGCTGGTGCAAAGGTGAGATTGTATATTGATCGTCAGATGAGTGGTGCTAACGTAGATCAAAATGCAAGTAGATCAATTTTGGCAGATATTATTCTCACTTCTGCAAGTTTCAATGTAAACCCAGATGACGGACAGGTTGTAGAGATAGCCTTTAGACCTAGTGCTGCTCCAACATTCGACCTATCTAAGACAGCTTAAATTAGCATAACTTAACGAACCTCAGTTTATCTGGGGTTTTTTTTATGCTTTGCATTAGAATAATAGTATACTATTTTATTTTTTATGGGAAATACCTTATCAGCACTAGATAGGCTTAGAAAAGCTGCAAATCTTGAACCTATTAAAAAAGAGGTTACATTATCTGATGGTTCTGTTTTTGAAATGTATGTAACACCATTAACAATGGCAGAAAGAGAAAGGGCACAAAGGCTCTCTAAAGATGATAATAATAATTTTGCTTTGCAATTATTACTTACAAAAGCAATTGATGAAACTGGCAGAAAACTCTTTAATGCAGGAGAAATTGATGTATTGAAAAACGAAGTAAAAGATAGTGATTTACAGAAATTAATGCTTGCTGTGATTCAAGAAGAAGAGGACACAATCGACCCAAAAGACTAACTGCTGAATTGAAGAAAGATAACTTCATGATGCTTCAATTTAGTGTAGCTAAAGAATTAGGTAAAACTTTAAAAGAAGTAAGAGATATGACTTTAAGTGAACTTATTGGTTGGAGTTCTTATTTTGAAATAATTAATGAAGAACAAGAAAAAGAGTTTGAAAAAGCAAAACGAAGGAGATAAGCTAGAATAAAGTAACCTTTTATTGTTTAGTCGTGGCAACTAGAGCAGATATAGAGATTAATGTAAAAGGTCTTAAAAAAGTACAAGAATTATCAAAACAATTAGATAAAGTTAGTGGTAAAGTAGATAGTTTAAATAAAAGAGGTGGAAGTAAAACAGAAAAACAAGCTGCAAATTTTGAAGAAAAACGAGCAGCTTCAATGGTTCGAGTTAGAAATATTGGAGATCAAATACAAAGAGCAAAAGAAGCGGGATTAAAAACAGATAAAGCAAGTCGAGCATTAAATAGGGCAGCTTTAGCTAATGATAAGGGTAAATTAAAACTTGCCAAAGCTCATACAGATTCTGCTTTAAGAGAATTAAAAGCAGAACAAGCCACTACTAAAGAAATGGCTAATCAAGTTAAATTTAGCAAGCTTTTAAGGGCAACTAGATCAAGAGGTTCAAGAGATCCAATGAATAGACGTATGGGCACAACATCTCGTGGCGGAGGAGATGGTGCTGTACAAAGTGCATTGGTTAGTGGTGCATTTCCATTGTTATTTGGACAAGGGCCGTTAGGTGCTGTAGCTGGTGGTGCAGGTGGTTTTATAGGTACTAAACTTGGTGGGCAGATGGGAGGCTTTGCAGGAGGTCTTGTTGCTACTGCTGCTCTTCAACAAATACAAACTACTATAACGACTATAGGAGAGCTTGGACAAGCATTAAATCCTATAACGGCAGATGTTAATAGACTTACAACAGCATTAGGTTTGGCAGGAACGGCTGAAGCAGAAAGGATCAAATTGATTGAACAAGTTGAAGGTAGACAAGCTGCATTGGCAGCAGCCACAGAAAATATGGCTTTAGTTATAGGAGATGAAGGTGTTGATGCTCTAAAAGAATTTGGTTCTAAATTTAACGATATACAAGGAAATATGTCTCAATTCTCTTTAAAATTACAAGCTAAGTTTGCAAAAATGTTCAATGCAATAATAGATAGATTCCCTGGTATTTTTGGAGACAGTAGAACTCCAAAAGAAGATGCTGCTTTTACAGATAAATTAGAAAAAGATACTACTGCAATAGCTTTAAATGCTGAAATAGAAAGAATATCTAAAGAATTAGAAAGATTAAAAAATGAAAGAGCTATTGCTAATGATCCTGGAATTGGGATTCCAAAAGCACCAGGTTTCTTTAGAGGAGGATCTACTTTATTTCCTAGTCAAATGCCTGATCTAAATGAAGGGATAGATAAAGCAGCAGAAAATAAAGAATTAGATAAATCAATTAGAATAGCAGAACAACAATTAAATAGTGCAAAGAAAAGTCTAGAGATAAGACAAAAAAATATAGACACAATAGTTAAAGGCAATATCGCTCAAGAAGAAGCTAAAGATATAACCGATTTAATTTTAAAATCAACTAGAAAAAATGTAGAGTTACTTGAAGCTAAAAGAGATGGAAATCTTCAAGAGGTTGAAACACAACAAAAAGTTGCTGATATAGTTCAAAGAATAGTTGATTTAGGAATCAGTAAAGATTTGATTGATGAAGAAGAAATCAAAAAACTTGTTGAAAAAGAACAAAAATTAGAGGCTTTATTATCTAAAACAAAAGATTTAGGTTCAAATTTTGAAAGGATTGGTAAATCTATTGCTTCTGGTGTTAGTGATAATTTAACTGCTGCGATAATGCAAACAAAATCTCTCGGTGATGCTGCAAAATCAATATTAAACGATATAGGTAATACTTTAGTAAGACTTGGTGTGAATACTATTTTAGGAGGCATTGCTCCTAAAATTTTTGGTGGCCTACCGATGTTAAATTTTGCAAATGGTGGCCGACCTCCAACTGGTAGAGCTTCGCTTGTAGGAGAAAAAGGGCCAGAACTATTTGTACCAAGAAAATCAGGCACAATAATACCTAATGATAAATTAGGAGGAGGCAGTACAAATATAAATGTAAATATTGATGCTTCTGGATCGTCTGTTCAAGGTGATGCACAACAAAGTAAAGAACTTGGCAGAGCTATTTCAGCAGCGATACAATCAGAATTATTGAAACAAAAACGACCAGGAGGTTTATTAACATAATGGCTACTTTTCCTGATTACAACCCTGTTTTTTCTGCAAGCAAAACTGATATTACTAATACCAGAACAGTTCAGTTTGGTGATGGCTACCAACAAAGATTTACTTTTGGTATAAATCAAAAAGCAAAGCAATGGAGTTTGACATTTAATATTGATGATGAAGATGCAACTGAGATTGAAACATTTTTAGAAGCAAGAAAAGTTGATGGAGCATCTTTTGATTGGTCACCTCCAGATTCATCTACTACATTCAAATGGGTATGTCCTTCATTTACTAAAGAAATATTTGAATTTAATAGAAATAGAATAAATGCAACATTCACACAAGTATTTGAACCCTAATGGCAAATCCTGTATCTGAAACCCAAGCAATAAATCCTGGGTCACTTATAGAATTGTTTGAACTGACAACAGATGCAGCTTTACATGGATCTGCCACCACATATAGGTTTCATGCTGGCACGAATGAAATAAATAATGGAAATATCATTTGGGATGGCAATACCTATATTGCAATACCAATGGAAGCTGAAGGTTTTAAATATGCAAATGGTCAATTACCTAGACCTACATTGACAATTAGTAATGTTACTAATGTAATTACTGCAATTTTACTAAACGTAAATCAAGTAACTCCAGGAAATGATCTTACTGGAGCGATAGTAAAAAGAAGAACTACTTTAGCTAGATTTTTAGATGCTGCGAACTTCGCTCCTGTAGCTTCAACAACAACAACTATTTCAACTATTGCTGATCCTTCTGATGTAGAGACTGTCACATATACTGTCACAGTAGTAAATGTTGGTGGGGCTAATTACTTTGCTATCAATGGTGTTACTAATCCTGTTCTTACCATGAAACGTGGGTCAACTTATATCTTCAATCAATCTCATAGTTCTAATGTTGGACATCCTTTAAGAATAAAATCTGATGCTGGTGGGCAGCAAACAACAACTAATGCTGGAACACTTGGAACAGATGCAACAGTAACTTATCAACCAGCATATCCAACTGCACCAAATGATTTGAGATATTACTGCACAGTTCATGGTAATGGAATGGGCAATACAATTACGATGAACAACCCAAACACGATCCAGCAAGAAACAAGCGTAACTTCTACGAGTCAATCAAATCCGTACGGAACACCAGATCCTACAGCAGAATACCCTCAAGAAATTTACAAAATAGATAGAAAATCAGCAGAAAGTAGGTCTGTAGTTCAATTTGAATTAGCTGCTTCTTTTGATCTAGCAAATATAAGAATTCCTTTAAGAGTTTGTACTAAACAACTATTTCCTTCTATCGGTACATTCATGCCATGAGTGATTGGAAAGAAGCTGCTCTTAGTCATGCAAAAGTTGAAGATCCGAAAGAATCTGTTGGTCTTTTGTTAAATGTAAAAGGAAAAGAAAGATATTATCCCTGTAATAACTTGTCCATGACTTCATATCATTGTTTTATTCTTGATCCAGTTGACTATGT